TTCTGATTTCAAACAATGATACAACTTGATTTGTTTGTGTTGTTAATATTTCTGATTTAACTTGTATTCTCAAATATATTTGAAGATGAAATATATTTGAAGTATAGAATAATAATTTGAAAATCAATGAATGAGATTTGAGTTTCTCATTTCAAACAATCAATGAATGAGATTTGAATCTCTTATTTCAAACAATGATACAAATATTTCTGATTTAAACTCGCATATTTTCATATTCCTCTCACACCAACAATAATTTTATTCAAATGTATATCCCAAAGTTTTCTCTATTTTTTCCATTAAATATCTACCAAACATTGACATACCACGATTCTTTTCAATTACAGATTCTTTTCTTTCATTCAATGATTCATACTCATATTCTTCTGAATAATAAATATCAATTAATTTTATGTAACGTTCAATACCATATAATTCATCATAATCTCTCAATTTATTAACAGATACTACTAAATCTTCGTCTTCATAATAATCACTAGAGATGTACATATCATTCTTGAAATTTTTTATAGATTCTTCATTAGAAACATTAAAATAAACAAATTCAATGATCTTAAGATCATCAAATGATCTGATATCGCTACCATCCACAAATTTCTTTTCATCTTTCAATCCATAAATTGGCATTGCAATCTTATTTCCATCAAATATCAACTTAAAATTCTTTGGTACCAAAGAATCAATTGTGATAAAAATATTAAAAAACACCTTCATTTCATCTGTGTCAATACCAAAAGGTTCATTCATTTTCTTTTCATCCCTGATCAAATCATAAAGAACTTGCGCCAATGAAACAATTCTATTGATAAATACAAAATATTTTGGATGTTTCAAAAATTCAATATACATCATCAGATACATTGGTTGTATACCAAACAAAGTTCGAAAAACATACATATCAAAAATGAATATTAAACTATCCATGTCTCTTTCTCTAATATAACCAGTTAGAAAATCAAGTTCAAAATCATTTCCTAGTTTTGGTTTCAAGTGATTCATATAAGTTCTATAAAGTTCATAGTTATAAATTCTATGTCTATATATTTCATTACTTTGATTCAAATATTTATTTCCATGTTTTTTAATTAGAAAATCAAGAAACTCTTGTAAGCACTTTGGATTTCTCATAATAGCATAGAATGAAATTGAATTTATTTTTGTTACAAATTGACCAAATTGAATATTTTTCTTCATATCATTTAATATATCATTAACTTTTAATATTTTTTCTTCTTGATTCAAATTCTTTATTCCGACACGCTCCTCAATTCCTATTATTTTTTCATTAATAATTCTTGTTTCATAGTTGTTTCGTCTGACCAACGAATATAATCTCTTGTCACTACCAAAATCTTTATCTAAATCAGGTTCTTCAAGTCTCTCGAATGCTTGAAGAGTATAACCAGAAGCAATGATTTCATCATTTATTTTCTTTTTTTCTTCGATCAATCTGTTTCGTTGATCGATTAGTAATTCATAATTTGATATTTCCGGTATTTTAACATCAACTTTAGGTAAATAACTTTTTACTAAAATATCATAGTTAAATAAAATATACATATTTGTTCGAAATGAAGCGAGAAACAATGGATCAAAAATAAACTGATATTTATTTTTTGATCCAGTTGAGACAATGAATGCATCTTGAAGCAAATCAGGTTGATTGAGAATCGGATAATACATATACTCATTATTTTTAGTCATAAAATATCCTAACATATATGCTATGGCTGGATAAGATGTATCATCAGTAACACTAAAAAAATCATCAGTTTTCTTAGTGTTACGCAGAGATGAAATAAATTTATTTAATACTGACCAAGATGATGAACCTAAAATACCAAAAGTTACTTCGTCCGTAAATTTTTCTTCAGAAGAACCAATCGATAATGGTTTAATATTTTCTTTGCATTCTTCTGATTCAAATTTATTATCTTCACATTCTAAACATTTTTCTCTGCGATTCTGAAAATAAAAGAGATTAGCAATGATCGTATCATAACTAATAAATATTACTTTCTTATTTTGTTCAAATGAAAATGAATCACAAACGTTGATCTGAGACATTTTTTAGATTAAGTAAAAATTTAGTTAATCAAATTAAATCATTGATTAGAAGATTAATTTAATCAATGATTTAATTTTTGATAGAAGTTGATGATGTGAATATTGTAGTTGTTTTGTTTTTGATCATATGGTGACACAGGGTTTGTTTGCGTTGTTGATATATTTTTGATTTAATTTAGATTTTTAAATATATTTGAAGATGAAATATATTTGAAGTATAGAATAATAATTTGAAAATCAATGAATGAGATTTGAGATTTGAGATTTGAGATTTAAGTTTCATTGATTTCAAACAATGATATAAACTCATTTATATTATTGTTAATATTTTTGATTTAACTTGTATTCTCAAATATATTTGAAGTATAGAATAATAATTTGAAAATCAATGAATGAGATTTGAGATTCATTGATTGATGAATAATAATTTGAGATTCATTGATTGATGAATAATAATTTGAGATTCATTGATTGATGAATAATAATTTGAGATTCATTGATTGATGAATAATATTTTGAGATTCATTGATTGATGAATGAAATGTAAGTTTCAAACAATAATATAAATGAGTTTATATTATTGTTAATATTTCTGATTTAACTTGTATTCTCAAATATATTTGAAGATGAAATATATTTGAAGTATAGAATAATAGTTTGAAAATCAATAATTTAAAAAATCAACAAAATGAGATTTGAGTTTCAAACAATAATATAACCATATAGTTCGCATTATCTATTTTAATAAATCGATCAATATATACAAAATCCAAAACTCAAACAATTAATGAAGAAATTTCATTCTACATAAAATGAAATGACAAAATATTGATAATTCAATTCAAAGTAAAATGCCAGAAGTATCTGAAGTAAAAGAAATTGAACAATTTGAAAATACATCAGATTTTAACATTGAATCAGAGATAAAATCAAATGATGAAAAATCAATATTTATTTACAAGACATGCTACAAATTTAATATTTCTCTATTAACAATTACATCTATACTTCTTCCTTTCTTTTCATTTTACATTTCGATTTCACTCGCAATCACAACATCATTATTTGTTGTCACAAAGATATTTTTCTATAATTTGACATCTGATAAAAAATATGATTCAAAATGTCAAGGATATATTATTGAATGGTTATTGACAATGACTCTCATTGAAACAATATTAGTTTCTTCTACCTCTCTAACATCGAATAATATGAAGTATTTTTGGTTTTATTTAATCATAACTTTATCAGATAAAGTTCTTATCTTTGGTTTGACACAATTTGTTATTTTAACTGATTCTCCACCAAAATTAAGTCTAAGAAAACTATCACAGATTTTTTTATATTTATTTCATTGTCCAACATACTTTTTGTTATCTGATATATTGATTAATCGAATTGATTCTTGTCGTGACATTTATCAAAATTGCATTTTTACTTTGCTTATATTTACAACACACATTATTGTTTCATCTGTGATTCACGTAATTTTTAGTGTCAGAGTCAATTTGATGAAACCAGAAGAATATGTTTCAAATAATATTAATCAAAGTAATTCAATTTTATTCAAATTGTTGTTCTATTGGATAATCAAAAATATTGATTTGTTTTATTTGATAGTGTTTAAAAATTTATATTCTACATCACTAACTATTTCATATTTGATTCGATTTGTGAATCTGAATATTATTTTGATTGTGTTTCCAAGAATCTATGAGAGACATCAAATAAATCGAATGATACTCAGTGTGAGAGAATATATAAAAATAAATGTTAATGAAGAAGTTAAAGTTGAGATTAAAAGTTAAATCAAAAATATCAACAGACAAAAAATATTGTATCATTGTTTGAAATTAGAAACTTACATCTCACTGATTGTTTGAAATTAGAAACTACATTTCATTGATTCTTCAAATATATTTGAGAACACTAACAAATCAAGTTATATCATTGTTAAAATTAAAAACCAAGTTTCATTCATTGATTCTTCAAATTATTATTCAATACCTCAAATATATTTGAAAATAAAAGTTAAATTAAAACATTTAACACAAACAAATCAAGTTGTATCATTGTTTGAAACAAATTTCATTGATTAATTAACACATCCAAACACAAAATTAATTGAATAAATTTATTCAATTAATTTCTCTTATTTTTTCTTATTTTCTCTTATTTTCTCATTTCATCAACCAATGCATATCCTAATTTACTTCCATTGTAAGCATCAAGTATCAAATCACGATATCCACTAACACCATACATTTCTATAATTTTACTTCGTCTCTCTGAATCAATCTTATATCCTTTATTTCCATCATTTTCCAATACACTCTTGTTCTTCTTGAAAAACAAAACTAGATTTGAATCTAAATATATCGTCGTACTCTTATCATTTTTTCTTTCGAATGAATCAAAAGTAAGATCTTCTAATTTATTATTTTTCTCATCGTTTTTACATTCAAACATAAAAAGATCAATTCTACCAACATTTCGTTTCAATTTTCCATCATATTCGATGTTAATTTCATACTTGTGTTTCTCAGGATAATAAGAATTCATGTGAATTAAAATACTAACACATCTCAGAGTAAATTTTGGTGAATCCAAAGAAACAACATTTTCAACACTCAATCTATCTATTATTACCAACAAGATTCGATTAAGCAACTGAAAATATTTTGGTCGAACAAAGTATTCGAGATACACATTGATAGCATCCATCGAATCAGAGAATAAGCGATAAAACATAAATAAATCAAATGTATTTCGAAGATACCTTATCAAATTAGTTTCATTAGATGTATCAATGATATTTTCTAGAGTTTCTTCAAAATATGTTTTCTTAAGATTTTTTTCTTCTTTCAATATCTCATTGATTGTTAAATTTGAAACATGCAATCTGAATAATTTTGAATTAATGTATCTTAATGGATCCACATTACTCAATAATTCATCAAAATATAATTCAAAGCAAGCTGGATTGTGAATCGCAGCATAAGTACAGATAAAGTTCAGTTCCTTTAGTAAATTTATAAATCTTTCTTTCTTTTTGTTTTTAATAATCATTCTATCCAATATATTTCTTTTAGTTTCTTCATTTTCATCAGTTAATCCAAGAGAAGATTCAAAGTTCTTGATTTCATTCTTAACACTTTCAATTCTAGCTTTATTCATTCTCTTTTTTTCAATCAACATTCTATTACTGACTGACATTTGATTCAAATCATACATCTCACTCAATGATGGATCAAACTTTGCTTCTCTAAGTTCATCATCAATTTTACCATCAAAGTTTATGAGCATTTCTTGTAAATTAATTTGATTGAAATAATTATTTATTCTCTCTGTTGTTTCTTTTGATTCAATTGAATCAAATCGGTTTGATCGAAAGATATACATTAGACAATATTTATATGATTTAACAAAACAAGGATCAAATATATATCCCATTTCATTGATATCTTGTGAAAATACAGATAATTCATTAAAACTTATTTTAGGTATCGCAGGAAGATAAATTATTTCTATGTTATCTCTTATAAAATAAACCAACGATAAATAGAGTAAAATCGGATAATTATATTTATTTGTTTCTACAACATCATCTTTTGTTTCATTAACAACAGATGCAAAAACTTGTAAAGCTGACCAAGCAGATGAACCTAAACCAAAATTTGATTTTATTGTTTCGAATAAAATTGGTTTACCTTCTGATTCGCAATTTGAATCACTCCAATTGATCAATGAACATTTCGTACATGAAGCTCTTATTGTAGTAAAATAATTAAATTTTGATGTAAACTCATTAAAATCTATACTTATTGATTTATCTTTTGAAGAAAATATTATTTTATCACAATTGCGATTCTCTGATCTAAAATCAAACTTCGTTGCTCTGATTTCAGACATTTTACTTGATGTAAAAATATTTATTATTGATTGATCAATCAATAATATTCTGGTGTCAAATAAAATGGACACAGAATCAAAGAATTTATCAGTAAAACAAAAGGTTGATCTGTGTGATGTGATTGTATTTGTGAGAAACAATAAAAGAATTATATTTAATATCGATGATATCCTGCGACGTATATACTACTTCAACAATTTAACAAGGGGATGTAAGGAATGTTTGAAATCGATGGGAATCAAAAATCAAGATATAAATGAAAAATCAAATGATAATTGTAATATTATTGATGTATTTGATTCTATTGATTTTGGATTAGATAAAAATACCAATGTTTGGGAAACACTTGAATTGTATTCAAAAATGATATCTGAAGTACAAAGTAAAAAAAATGTTAGTATCTCAAGTTTTCCATTACTCGATTCAACAAGTTTAAATTTTGGTCCTTTGTTTCAACTTTGTATATATTTTACAGGATATTCGATATCAAGTATACCAACATTTAAATGTGATATATCTTCATTCATTGGAGTCATTGATCCTTTGTTTGTTTCAAATTATCTTGGTTTGGTTTCAAATACTAAACTATTATATTCATTGAGTCAAAATTACGAGACAAACATTGAAAATAACGAAAGAAAAGAAACACAAGAAAATATGAGTAAACTTGAAAAAATATCAAACAATGTTTTTTGTGCAGCTTCATTGAATCCAATGTGTCTCAAATTATTACTTGATTTTTATTTGAATAATGATGAAGAAAAAGAGAATCTATCTATTAATCACATGAAAGATTTTAATTCAAATCCAATAGATTTGAATTTGTTGTTTTCTGAGAGTGAATATATATATTCAAATACTATTGAATATATCAAAGAAATTTATTCAAATCAAAATCCTAAATCTATACTTCAATTATTTGATTATATTTTTATAATGAGCTCTTTCTATGAGCCAAAATCAATCAAGGTTTGGTTCGAATATTTAAAAGAAATTAAATATGTATCTCTACTAAGAAGAATATATTTTTACATACATTTGATGTCAAAATCAGGGCAAACTTTTAAATTAATCTCAAGAGTAAAAGGAAAAGAGTATATGTTAAATGGATTTACTTTATCTGAAAATTTAATATCAAGTATCTCAGTTATTCTAAATGAAAATAAAAAGAATTTATTTAGATCAAATTTTACATTGAATGATAGAGATAAAACATTAGAGATTTCTGTTTTGACTCTGAAGGAAGAAAAACATGTGTTTGTTCCTTTCGTTTCAAGGTTAAAAAATGAGAATTATACTTCTGTTCGTGAGTTATATTTGATGAAAAATATAAAATATAGTATTATACCACCATTGATGATTCGAATAAATTTGGGAAACAATCTTAGGTTATTATCAAATAAACTTAAATATAATAATGCTAATATCGATAGATATTCTAAATGGTACATCGATAATAATTTTAGTTTGTTGGGTAAAGAACTATCAATGTTATTCTAATAAAAATTATCATATGATATATTCAAATATCATATGAAGACATGAATGAATTTTTTATAACATCAGATATATTTGATCCTCATTTGATAAAAATAATATTTGAATACACATCGAATGAAACATGTGATCTAATAAGTTTATTTGATTCATTAGAATTTAACTCAGTGATAAATAAAGATTTTTGTTTTCCATTAGGAATTACATCAGATTATAGCTTGATAGAACATGCATCTGAGTTTAAAGTAAGAAAATTATTTGATTTTATTGAATCTTATAAATTTTTACATTTGAAATCATTGAACATTGGATTTATTGATAATGCTGATAATGAAAGTTCTTTATTATCTATGATTGTATCATCTGAAAATGAAATTGAAAACATCGAGTTAAAAAACCTTGAGTTTCTTTCTGTTATTTATTGTAGTTATTTTACAGGTATATCACTTAAAAATTGTAAATCAATAAAATCTCTCGTATTAGATGCGAATCAAAGATTCGATTCAAAATACTTGTCTTTTGTCAAAGATCTTCAATGTTTGAAAATAAGTTGTTGTAAAAGATTTGATTCAAAGCATCTCCAATTGTGTTCAAATTTAACAGAATTAAACATTGAATTTCAATGGAACTCGTTTGAATCAATTTATTGTTGCTCAAATTTAAAATCTCTCTGTTTGAACAAATGTAAAAATTTATCTGAAATAAATCTTACAAAATTACAACATTTAACAAAATTAACCATAAAATTCTCGAACATATCAGATATTATCAATATTAAAAATTTAGAAACGTTGTGTGTTGAATGTTGTAGATATTTTTCAGGAAAATCGTTGTTAACTGAAAATAAATTGGAGAATCTCTCGATTGAAACTTGTCAGATATTTAATGAAGATAATATGATTAACTTAAATAATTTAAGTTTGCTCAAATTAATCAATGTTAAAAAATTCACTGGGAAATATTTAATGAACCACAAGTGTTTGAAAACACTTTACATCTCTAATTGTCAAAATTTAAAACTTCGATGTTTAAATGAATGTGTTTCATTGATTAATTTAATTTTTGGATGTGTATATTTATTCAAGATGAATAAATTAGAATTTTGTCTCAATAATGTTACTTCATTAACATTGTATTATTGTAATTTTGATTTAAGTTTTATTCAATGTTTTCCTAATTTGAAACAAATTAATATAAAATCTTTTTGAGATCTGATAGTGATATGATTTTATATTTAAAAAACACTTTATTGTTATCAATTGACACTAGATATTAATTAGTTTCAAATATATCATATGATATATTTGATTTATTTGTGAGAAGATTTTTTATTCATTCATTAACAACTTCGATTCATTCATCAACAACTTCGATTCATTCAACAACAACTTCGATTCATTCAACAACAACTTCGATTCATTCAACAACAACTTCGATTCATTCAACAACAACTTCGATTCATTCAACAACAACTTCGATTCATTCAACAACTTCGATTCATTCAACAACTTCGATTCATTCAACAACTTCGATTCATTCAACAACTTCGATTTCTAATTCATTTTCCATTTGTCCAATCATATCGCTCAATAGTTTGATTGAGATACACGCATAAAGAATGACATGCCATTGAACATACGAATGAAAAAAGAAAAAAACAAAAGTGATAATAATCACAGTGTTAACTACAAAACCATAACATGTTACGATCGAAATAAAATTGTTTTTCTCTTCATTTTTTCTTCCAATTTCAAGTCTACGGAAATAAAAAATAAATCTTTTTGTTATGTTTATGTAAAATGAATGAAACAAATAAACAATAAACAGACAAATATTCAATGTGATTCCATTGTTTTTCATTGAATCGATCATCGTCAAAACAACAGAAATAAAAAGAACATTGATAATAGATAGTTTTCTCTTTGATAGAATATTTTTGTATGCTTGATCCAAATTCAAATTTTCACATTCAAACAATACAAAGTTTGAAACAAAAGTAAAAAAGAGTGAATAAATTATGCTATTTTTTAACATTGAACTTGTTACTGTAAAAAAGAAGAGAATAAAATGAGTTTCAATCATGTTGAGTAAAAATGAATATGAAGAGTAATAAATCTTAAATTCATCTCGAATAAAAACCATGAAGAATGAAACCAAAAAAACCAAGAATTGATGTAACACAATGAACATCAATACGTAATTCTTTTGATTTGAAACCATCATTGAAAAGATAAAATCAATGTATTGATAGAGAATCACAACGAGATAGATGCAACGAATCAAAAGCATTGTTTGTTCCTGATTGATCAGAATGTTAGTTATGAATTGTCGTTTATTTCTCATTCATTTTGTGTAAAACAAATGAGAAATAGTTAAATTTTTCCTATATATTAACTTAAGTATTTGTATCTCTTTTTATTTCTTGGTTTCGCGCTATATTATCACATCAGGAATCATAATTCGATGATCATTAATATATATTTTATTCATAACAAATAAAATATCACCAAATGAGCTCTGATTCAAATGTGATTCAAACAAGTAAATCAAATAAAATATCATCTTACGAACCAAAATTAGATACAATATCTGAAATCAAAGAATCTGATGACAATGTGAAACTTGTTTCATTTGCGAATGATAAAACAGAAGTTAAACTATATCCTCGCTCTTCACTTTATATTTTTAGTGTGTTCAATGAAAAAAGAAATAAAAATAGAAAAGAGTTTTATGTTGAATTTCCATTATATCTCATCGACATGATCATCGATGATCCAATAATATACAAAAAACTTGAAACACCGATTTACTATAAAGAAGAAGAGAAGAATGAAATTGATTATTTTACAGCTTCGATGTTAGCTTATATTTGCTTTACATTTGGATATATCTATGAATATAGTTTTCGAAAAGCATATATTTTTAGGTTTGGTTACGACAAACAAATGGCAAAAGTGGGTAACAAACATATATACAATAATGATATTTTTGATTACACATACAATATACTTTCATCAATATCTAAATATGTTGTTACTTACGAAATTAAAGAACTTGAATCAATAACTAAATTTGAATCAGAATATGAAAAAATAAAAGGTTCGATAGAAAGTAAAATTAATTTATTTCAGATTTATTCAGATAAAATATTATTTAATATTTTGGAATGTTCTGTCAACACATTGAATGGTATTAATGAAATCATAAGAGAAACATTAATAAAATTTGATGATTCTTCGAATACAGATAAAGATAAATTATTTTCTTCAGGTTCATATTCTTTACCAGAAGCATTGAATTTATTAGCTTCGTTTAGTTTGAAGCATTCTGTTCGTGTTCATCGACACTTTGGATATAAATTTGAAGATTTTGAAATGTATATTGATAATAAGAAAATTGAAGATCAAAATTTATTTTCATTAAACATCCAATCAAATGAAAATGTTTATTCATCTTATTTACCTTTTTCTGAAGCACCATTATACATTATAAGTTGGAAAACAAATAATGAATCAAATAGGGTTGATTTGATACCTCTTGAAAGATATGATTCTTTTATTACTAGAATTGATGAAAAAGGATCATCTGTTGTTGAATGGAAAGATTTTCGAATAGTCTTTGAAAATATGGGATTCGACTTTGGATATTTCGTTGATAAATCAATGTCACCAAGATCATCGTATGTCTATTTGGATTCGAAACCAGTGTTGATTGAAATTCAAACACTAATTGAATCAAAAGAAGAAAATGAAGTTAAAATTTAAATATTGAATGAATCATTATGTATTTTTTACGATACATAATAGAAGTATCAAATATATTTTTAAAAATATATTTGAAATGAAGTTATTTAAGAGATTTTAATCAAATGTTTTTATTTCACTGATATTTTCAATCAAATCTTTTGGAAACATCGAATTCATAATTTGATTCAAATCTTTTATTTGTTGTTCATCATCTTCTTGTTCGATTTCATCACTTGATAAATTAAATTGATTTTCACTTGAGCTATCAGAAAACTCAGATTCTGACACACTCTTCATATCATCAATGTCAAAAAATGTATCTCGTACAAATGATATTATTTCTGAACATGATGCTTCTCTTAAGTTTTCAATATCAAAAAAATTATGTTCATCAGATATATTTTCATTGTCTTCGATACATCCAAATGAACTCCTAATGAATCTAATTTTATTCATCTCACCAACTATCAATACATTTGTATTTCCTTCTTTATCTAATGATTTGATTAGAATAAAATTTAAATATTCTGAGATACAAATTTGAACTAAAATTCCATTAAAATAATAAGTGTAATTTTCAATTTCTAACTTTGAACTAAAATTTAAAACATCTGTTGAGTATTCAAGTTCAATCGAATCATCAATGATGTCCATCATATGTCGAGTAAATTTCATACAATCAGATAAAGTAAATAAATACTTATTCTTGTTTGTTTCAGGGAAACAAGTATCAAAATAAGTATTTATTTCTTCATTCATTTTATTTTTTATTTCTTTGTTTTTCAAATCAAATTCAATATTTATCTCATTGTATCATTATTTAACATTTGATTTGAAAAACAAAGAAAATCCAATTTCAACAACAATGTCGATTCAAAATCAATTCATTTCTCTACTTTGTTCAAATGATGAAAAAATTAATAACGATTCATTCTCATCAATCCTATATTTCTATCCATCTGTTAAATCACTCGAACCATTGATAGAATATCTGATCGATAAAAAGATTCAATTTAGATATCTGTATTTTCTTCTATTTTACGATACACACGAAATCATATCAAATAAAATATTTTTATCATATTTACAATTGAACATAAAACACATTCCATTATCTGAGTTTTATTATTTCATTCGAACACAATGTATAACTAAGTTGTTTTTATTAATAAAAAATAACATTGTATTTCATCCAATTTCTATGTCATATTGTATAATGAAACATACAAAGAAACATATGAAATTATGCAAAGAAATAATTTGGTATTTAGCTTCAAATAATATTTATTCGAACAAAGATTTTAAATCCATATTATATAGTATTTTTCATGATAATCCAACTATTTATTCATCTACGTTGTTTTTGTATGTATCCAACCCAATGATAGATTTGAACATTTGTTCAAATATAACAAAGAAAGTCATTTCATGTTATTCGAATAAAATATTAGTTGAGACTAACAATGAAATAATATTTGGTTTGGGTTGTATTTTGTTACAAATAGAAAATAAAAGATTATTTGATCCAAAACTTGTGTTGAATTGTATTCATAAATTTATTTGATGTGTATAAGAATTAAAATGAATGTTTAAATAAAATATCTGATTAATTTGAATGTGATCAGAGAAGTATATTGATATACAATTTAATTAACTTAATCAAGTTAATTAAATTTTTAATAAATAAATTTATTAATAAAGAATAATGATAGATTGAATCACATAAAGTCTTCTTGTTTCATTTCGCAATTTACTCAAATAATTTGAGTAAATTAAATCTATTAAAAAATTGAAATAATAATAAGTTAATTCAATCAAATTGATTGCCATATTGTTGATAGAAAGTGTTTTATCAAATCAAATTTGATTTGATAAAATTAAGGTTAAAGTTATTATCAGAGTTTTATTGGTTTGAATCAACGCATGAAAATAATCTGAATATCATCGATTGAATAATGAAACTCAGATTTAATTCTTTCAATAAAATCATCTGTTTCTCTCCATTCACCATTTCCAATGTAAACTTCAAAAATAATTCTTGTGTTTACATTTGATTTTTTACCAGTAACGCTTTCAATCAAATATCCAATGTTGTTTTGAAATATTCCTGATGAAACATTTTTGTTATGGGAACGAATGGCTTCCAAAATTCCATCGGATCTCAAAATATAGAGACATCTAATGAAGTATGAGATACACTCATCTTTTCGAAACAATCGATCATCATGAAAAGTAATAATAAGATCTGATTTTTTGTTCTTAATTTTTACTGATTGATCGATTTGAATCTTTTTCATTTTTACAAATTTACCATCATAATTGATTATTTTGTTATAATTTTCGATAAAACTATGATATGAATCAAAGATATTCGAAATTCCATAAACTGCAAAAGATGCGAAAACACCAAAGAAGAACGAGAGTGTATTTGAATTGGGAGTCATTTTTATTGGCGATTTACGAATATTAAGGAATCATTTGTTCACTACAATAAATTAAAATTAATTTATTGTATTTTAGTTGCAAAACATTACCAAAGATATTCTTTTAATGTGAGATCTTTTAATAGTTACATTGGAATACACAGAATTTGAAAATGAAATTGTTTCATTCTCAACAATGATTCTATTCGATTCTCTTTCATGAATCAGAAACGAATTCTGTTTTAACAACAATTCAAATAAATCAAACACCTAAAACATTTTTAGGTGTTTTCAGTTAAACTTTGATAAAAAGTTCATCAACAAGATAAGAATTTTAGAGTTGTTGTTAAAACTACATTTCGGCATTTGATGGAGATTCAATTCCCTTGTATCAACATTTAGTTGAGAACAAATAAAATAAATATTTGAATCTTCATTGAGGTAATAGTTATAAATTGTTTTATCAAGATGAATTTCATGATGATATTCGATAACATCCCCTAATTTTATTGGTGTTCGATATGCGTGAAATTCTGTTATTTTATCTTTGAAAAGAAGATAAAATAAAATTATATCTTCAATTGGTAAGTTTATTTTTGATTTTGATTGAAATGAATTTTGATCAAACGATGAAATCGATGTAGACATTGAAAAAGAACCATCTGAACAATCAATTCTTTTCATTATTTGAAAAGATCAGTGTTTGTTTACTTTGTTTATGTGTGTTCGAGTTGAACATTTGTCAATCAATTCTTTTAATCGATGTACAATTGTATCAAATATATTTTATAAAATATATTTGAAATGACAAATTAAATGTCAATGTTTTTATTTTGAAATCCAATTTTCAATTTTCCATTTTTATTCAATGAAACAACAAAACCATGTGAATACGTACAAAAGTATTACGAATTAAATCCATAAAACTCTGTAGGTAAAATAATTAAATTTTATCTCTTACTTCTAACAAAAGCAAGCATATTTTTCTTTCCTAAAATCGAACACTTAAGTTTTTCTAATATATTAACTGAAGCATTAACATCTCTGTTGATTTCTTGGTTTACAGAAGCACATCTGTTGTTTCTACAAAGAAGTGTATCGTAACTCCAAAATCCATTTTTAACTGAGTGATCTAAGATTTCATGACAACAATAACAAAGTTTACTTGTCTTGTACTCATCAATTTCTTGAAATCTTATAATTCTTCTTCCTTTTGAGTTCCTTGTTCGAAAATAATGCTTAATCAAACTACAAGGTCCTTTAACATGTCCTTTAATTATAACATCGTTGTTTGACCAATCTCCGAATCCAACTATGTTCTCTGATTTTTTCTCAGTAATTCCAGTAATTATTTGATTAATAATTCGTTGTTTGTTTGAATACAAATTAAATTTTCTTTGTTGAAAACCATGAATCGAATGAAAATTAATTAATTCTTGAATTTTATCTCTCATATGAGAAACATCAGTTAATAATTGATTTGAATTCACTGTTTTTTCAGGTGCTTTTGTCATCCAATCTCTAATTTTTGTATTAAAATTATAAAGGTTATTTTGAATAGCTTGAATTTTATCTGATCTTATTGCACTCTGATAATCTTTGTTTGGAATTGAATCTCCGTATATTTTATTTGGACTAGGTTGATTGGATAACTCAGAAATTAAAGTTTTTGACCAAGTTATAATTGAAATTCTACCTGGATCAATTCCTATTAGAACTGAGTTAGGATTAAAATTAATATTTGAAGTTGATTCTTTTGATTCAGAGAATGAGACTGAAACTGGAATTGGATCTGGTTGTTTTGAATCAGAATTATTTGATTTAACATTTGATTTAACATTCTTAGATTTGTTTGTAAACCTAGCTCTTCTCACTACTTTATTTCTCGAAAATAAAAGAGAAACAAAGATACCATCAGAAGATATTGTTCCAGCAAATTTTAATTTTTTTGATCTTCTTATCGAAGAAAAATCAAAGTTATCCCAGATATTCTGAAACTCATTTTTAATTCCATATTTAACCATCAATTCTTTCAAAGGTCCTTTTGTATAAGTTATGCATCTTGGAACAAAGCTTCGTTGCAGAGGTAAAAAAGAAAATTTCTTATATGGTTCTGAAATACTAATATTAAATATCTCACATTTCTTTTGTTCCTCAGTTAAATCTTCAAACTTTGATTCTTCATTTAACTTATGTAAATCAAAGCTTCGAAGAAATAAAACACGTTCGTTAGTTCCTCCATAATTATCTCTGAAAACATCAGATACTAATCCTCTTATTTTATTCCTAAAATCTTTTTCTTCAGATTCAAGTAATTGTTTGAAGTAAATCCAAGTTTGTTTTCTCGTAGTTCCATAGAAACTTAAGAAATTAGATTTTTCATTTGTTTCAAAGAACTCACATAAACGATAAAACAATTTAAGTTTGCAATATTCAATTGTTGACTTAAATTGTTTCTTTTCTTCTTTTTCAGAAGAAGGTGGTGAACCAAGTCCAAAAACATTAAAAGAATAAATTATATCAAATACATCTGATTTTAACTCAGTATACTCAGGTTTCTTCAATTCTTCTTCAGATAACTTTAACATTTTTAATTGTTTCAAAGCTATTGGATTTATTCCAACATAATGTTTGAAGTACCTAAAAATATGTTTGTATAACATTTTATTCAAATGAGTCTTACAAACAATAAAAATTTCAAGAGATAACTGATTAAAACATTTTGACATGTTATCTCTATTAAAAGTTGGAGTAAACCCCGAAGTTTTGTATTCTGTTAAACATAATTCAAGTAAATTTCTTATTCTCTCTGTTTTAACTGTAGGAGGTTGATTATTTTTAATATTCAAAGAAATTTTCATTAAACAAGTACTAATAAAACCTTGATTAAAATCAAATTTCTCATCACTTTCTAATAATCTAATTACAGAAAAAGAAATGAAACGATAAGCTTCATATAAGAATTCTGTTAATTCAATCGAAGTTTTATTCATCGCATTTATTATTTCTTTATTTTCTGTGATTCTTTGAAGTGAACATTTAATTGTAGAATAAGATCCATCTGATAATTCAGACATCTTAATTTTTTATTAAGTAAATCCTTGATTTACTTAATCACTTTGTTAAAACTCCCATGGTTTTATAATGATATCCTTTCTTGATCAAATATCCAATAACAGAAGGAAAAATGGATAGAATGTTATCTGATAATAATGAGTATGTTTGAACACTCATTTCAATTAAATTTGTATCATGAATCATATTAATAAAATCTGCTATAATCCCTTGTTTTTCTGTTTTTATTAGATTATCAATGTTAAACAATTCATAATTGTAAACACAATCATCTGAAATTAAATCAAAAATACCTGAGATTCCCAAATCAACAATTATTTTTCTCACAATGAATCTATATTCAAACTTTGATACAAATTCAAATTGTTTACAGAGATTTTCAAGTGAAACTATATTTGGATAACTTATATCATTTTCATTCATATTATATATTTCTATCCTATTTGATTTAGGTTTGAGAAAGTAATCGTCATTAAATAGATAACCAAATTTTGAGTTTAACTCAGAATCCTTCATACAACCAGATATATTTAAGTAATCAATATAATTTTCAATATTTACAAAATTATCTGTTTTCATCCATTTTATCGCCATGTTTAATGGGATTGATTCAATCAATTGTAAACTGATATTTTTTCTTATTATCCTTGTATCACAAATATAAATAAATGATCTTGAACATATTCTTAAAATTGTTTTATAATCCAAAATATTATTTTCAATTTCATCTCTATCTTTATCTTTATTTTTATCTTCATAATTCAATGCGATAAGTATATCATTTTCAGGTTTTATCTCTGATTCACTCGTAGTCAATAAAATCATATTATAAATTAAATTATGAAAATGTTCAGATGATTTTGGTAATCTGTGTTTCTCAAACTTATGTGAGTGACGAAGAAAATAAAGTATAAATTTATTAATGTCTTCTTTTGCAAACACACGAAAGAAATCAAGGTTATGCAAAGAAAATTCTTGTAATTCAAATATTTCAATTGTTGTTTCAAATATATTTGAATTTGGTGAGCAAATCCATTCGATTGGATAATTCGATCGAAATATATCAACATACAACAATGTTGTTATTTTATCATTTGATAATTTTTCTTGTTTTTTCTTTGATAGTGAAAGCAAACCTGGAGTAAAACTTGATTTTAATCGTTGTAACATTGATTTTTTCTTTTGTTTATATTTGGTTGTTTTTGATTTCAAACATTAATAATTGTTGTATTAATCAACTACATCATTTATGTAGTTGATTAATTGAATTCTCTTTGTTTAACTACGAAAATAAAATGGATTCTGAAGTTCATAGCTTTGATATTTCGAGAGTCAAAGAGTATCTTTGTTCTGCTTCATTGAACAATCAAATATCAAATATAATTAGTGTTGGATCTGGTACAGGATACATTGAAGCCCAATGTGACATGAACATTATTTGTGTTGATCCGGATCCTAATTCATGGGATAAATCAGAGATAAAAATTGAACCTTCTCATGCTTCTGTTAATGATTTGATTGAATCAAATCCAACAATCGTTGGAAATTGTGTTTGTTTCCTTTGCTGGCCTGAACCTAATGAATCAACGTATGATTATGATGCGATCATTTCATTAAAACCTGTTTCTATCGTACTTATTTATGAAACTATTGGAGCTTCTGGTGGTCAAAAATTGCATAAGTGGTTAAAAGAAACAAAGGATTATTATGTTGCCTCTGAAGACATTGTTACTAACGATGTAAATCAAACGAATTCAATGCGATATTGGAAAAAATCGTTGGTTCTTTTGTTTCGAAGTGATGTTAAAAAATCAGTAGATTGCGTTTGTTCAAGAGACGTCAAATACGTACGTGAAACAGATTCTTGCATCTGTATGTGATTGAATTAAAATAAAATGCATTTTAATTTTTTAAACTTTCATCGAATATATTTGATAAATATCAAATATATAAAAACACTTGATAAATATCATTATTATTCAAATGAACATCGATCAATTAGTTTTACCTGAACATCTCAAAATCTTTGAACAATTTCCAATATCATTCTTTTCAATCGAAGATAATGAATTGATTTTTTCATTAAATGAGTTTTGCGCTGTATTTTCAATAACAATTGATTCAACTTTACATTCGATTCAGTAAAATGGGATTTTTTACGCTACAATTTTATTCTCACATCTGAAACATTAACAATATTCTTATATTCAGCTGTGATTTGGCTCACCGAAGTGAGGGGTGTAGCCCCAACACCGAAGTTACCCTCGGTTCTCTGATAAATATCGAAGTAAGATGTTTCGACTTCCATTGAAGTCTCTATCAGATCTCTGACCA